CCGTTTGACAATGGCTTCACGATTAGGATGACTGTACAAACGGTTGTACAACTCAGATTTGGTGATGTAGTACGTTTGTACAAACGCTTCTTGGCGGTCCAGATAAGGGGTATCTTCCCGCAATACCCCCATCGTGGCTGGCTCTACCATGTAAGGGTGAATGCCTTTGTTGATAACCAACTTGATAAATGTGCTGTTGTAATCCAGCGCCCATGTCACGGCGGTGGAAAACACCTGGTCAGCATTACTGCTCAACCACTCGTCATTAAGCGCACGGGTCAAAGATGGAATCTTGTTATGTTCCTCTTGAGGAACGGCTGCACCCAAATCAATACTGAACCTTGTGGTTTCTGCTGAATAGAGAAACGAGGTCAGCTGGTCGATGTGGGGAAAAATCTTGTTGTACAAAGCTGGTGATTCGTCTGGACCATTGCCAAACAAGTACCAGCTTCGCAGAGAAGCGTAATCTGCTTTTCTTTCCTCCCGTGACACCAGACACTTCTGAATCAAATCCAGATAGAAAAACTCTCGGTCTAGTGGCTCGGTAGGAATTCTCATTTGCTTACCTGTAAATTCTCGTGGTCGTTTACATAACTTGCGGGTCTAGGACCTGTCAAGTTCCCCGTGTCTTTGGGCGAAATGCCAACAGATTCTCCATTAACCGATTTGAATTGTCCACCCATGACCGATTTCATGCTGATATTACCGCCACCGCCCCAAATGGCAGCGTCACCAGGTCGTGGACCCTTATCCTGTGGCTGTTCATTGTTGCGGGTAATGTAACCTGTCTGATGCTCTCCCTCTTTGGTGGACTTGATGTCCGTCATCCCAAAGTCTAGGGCAAGGTTTTGAATAGTTTTATCAGCTTTTTTAGTTTTATCAGAACGTGTACCCACGGGCTTAAGATGCACCACGCTGATTTCAGATTTGCAGTGCTTCATAGGGCATTGGGGTTCCCAAGCCTCAAAAATGCCGTGTGAATCGCAATAATAGTCTCTCAGTATGCCCATAGTTACCCTCTAAGTGCTTCGTTAAGGTCAAGTTCACTGTAATCATGGCGGTTGACCATTCCCACCTTGATTTTGATGCCATCAGCAGTCAAATTCAGCCTAGTGCTTGGCATGAGCGGCGGTATTGCCTGCTTACGGTAGTCCACAAACTTCTTGTGTCCATCCCGCATGACCCGCACATTCCCCTCTCGCCACTCTGTAAACGCTTTGTTAACCCGCAACTGCATGTATTCAGATAACGGTTCTGTCTCTGTAATGAAGATGGTCCACATCTTGTCAGGCGTTAAACCGCAGAGCTGGGCAAACAAAGCCATCGAAATGCCTCTGTCTTTGTCAGCCACAAAACGCTTCATCTGACGCATAAGCTCTTTCTTGGACAACACTTTCATTTTTTTCCAGTAAGAAGATGAGATTGCTTTCAGGAATAGGACTATCTTGGATTTGTAGCTCAAACGACATGTTGTGAACAGCCGTAACAAAAAACCCAGCCTTGGCCATCAACGCTGCCCACATATCAGCGGTGTGAATGCTGTAGTGATTAGGGTTGTACTCGTGCCTACGGGCGCAGCCAGGCGCAGGAACTTCTACGTACATCTTGCCACCCAGCTTCATTACCCTGTTGAATTCGTACAAAGTAAACAGCGGGTAGGGAGAATGCTCTAGCGCATGTCTGCACCAGATGTAATCCACGATGCGGTTTGGCACAGGCAAGTCTGACATGTCCGATTTCAAACAGCTGTGCCACTTTTCTCCGCAAGCCACAAGGTCATCATCACTAAGCGTCACGCCCACCAAATTGGTGTAACCCTTTTCTTTCAAAATGTCCATAAACAAACCTTGCCCACAACCTATGTCTAGCACGTAAGCTGTCACAGGAACGTTTGCAGGCACAAAAAAGTCTCTGACCACCTCTGGTATCAACTGAGAGTGAAAACCGCCTTCAGGCTCGCTGTAGACGCTTTTGAGGGCAAGCTCTGTGTAGTGCTGAAACTTCTCTTCTCTCATTGGTACATCCCTATACGTTTTAAGTAATCACTCACGTTCCTGCCAACAGAAAGCTGTTCAGGGGTGTAGTCATCCTGTGCTTGACTGATATTGCGGGTGAGCTTCTGAGCAATCAGTCTTGGCTGCACCTGCTCTGCCCAAGCTACGGTTGCCAGTGCTGCGGCAATCACACGGTCATCTTTACTCCTGCCTGGCGCACCCAAAAAGCCGTCTTCCCTCACGATGGTCTTCATCTCCTCTAGCGTGTCCATGCTGCGTATCTTCATCATGCCCCGCTCAAAATAATCTTTGTAGTAGTTGAGCATCCGCTCTTTTGTAGACGAGGTGGTCAGGAAACCTATGCTGTTGGTTGGTCCTCCCAGACTGTCGTTCCTGCGCCACAAGTAATTGGTCATGCTGCCCAGCACGTCCATCAAATCCCTGCCTGTAGCCCCTCCCACCGCTGCCGCCAGCCTTTTCAAATTCCGCATCTCGTTGAGTACCGCCTGACCTGGCCCGTTAATCTCTAGATTTAACGTGCTGTTCTTGTAAGCGCCAGCAAGATGGCATATCACCCACGCAAACTGATAAGTGTTCATTTCACTGGTGGCAAACTCAGCCACTTGGTCCATCCCGTCTGCATAGCAGCGAAAGACCTGTATGCAGAATCTGTCTGCCCAATCTGAACTTCCGTAAGCAGGGTCAGCACCAATCACGTAATAAGCCGTGTCTACAGGCTCCTCCCAAATCTTGAGTGTGCCCATACGTTCCGTGCTTTTCAGGACTTCTGTGTCTTGGAACAACTGCCCGAACACATAACGGTAGTGGTCAGGCAAAGACCTCTTAGCTTCCTTCGCAGCCTCCGTGCAACGGCTGTGTGAGAAGAAAGATGTGCCCGTCATCACAAAGGCATAGTCCTCTGTAGGAGGGAATTCCTGATACATCAGGTCTTCATCCTTGATGCCCTCGTGCATCTTCCATCTCCACCACGCCATCTGCCTGCTGTTGATTTCTACGCCGTAGAGCTTCTTGATGTCCTTCACCCACTCCTTCTCTTCAGAAGTCAGCTTGCCATCCCAGTACACCCTGTAAATGTTGCTTGCAGGGTCTACGCTGTAATACTCGTTACGCCACCAGCCACAAAAGATAGCTCTCTGGGTTTTGGCATGCTTGGCAGTCTTGTACATGTCGTGGAACATGTTGAAGCCCTGCGCCGTACTCTCGAACATGTACAACCTCTCAGGGTTCTTCTCTGCAAGAGAGGCAATCAAGGAAGCTAATCCCTCCTCGTTTCCCCACGAGGCGGCCTCAGTGCCATGTAGGTATGTAATAGCCTTACCCTGTCCCAATCGGGATTTATTGCCTGCAATCTGATAAAAAATTCGGCTTCTGTTCTTGAGGACCATCTGGTTTCGGTTGTGCGCCACAAGCGGAATCTTGTACTCTTTTGGCAAACCCTCCATGTACATTGCCAGAGTTGAGCGGAACATGTCTCTGTTTTCCTCCGTATCCGCAACAAGAGTTCCCTGCCAACCAGGGTGCGTAAATTGCCAGTAAAGGTCGAGAGCCAGGCTAATGGTCGTGATGCCCAGCTGCCTGCCTTTAAGAATAACAAAAAAGTGAACATCCTCTTCTAAGCCTTTCGCAATCTCACTCATCACATACGTCTGAGTCCCCAGAAGTTTGCCCATCTTCTTCAGGCCCTCTTCCTTCGTCTCAATCTTCAATTCTGAGCAGAACTTGTAGAACTGCTGGAGGTCAAACTTCATTTAATCCCTAAATAACTTCGCACTTGATTGAGAATTTGCAGTTGTTCAGGGGTGTACATCTGTGCAGCATCAGGCCATTGATTAAACGTGTACCCACGAAACATTTCTGGCACACCCGTCATTTGTTTCCAATTTTCATACGGGCGGTTTTCTCCAAAATTCTCTTGATGGTACTGATACCTTTTCTGCATCTTTATAGGGTCTAGCAAGCCCTCAAACTGCTCGTAATAGCCTTTTAGCTTTGGGTCGACACTAACACCATAGTGAGAAACATAATCGCCCAAAATGTCTTCAGGTGTTACGTTAGGGTTAAACACCTCAATGCCTGGTTTTCCAGCAGGAATGTAAACAGGTCGCTCTGTTTCCTCTGGGTGATAAAACTCAAGTTTCCTGTCTCCCTCTTGTGGGTTGTAGGCAAATGAAATGTCTTTGTTCGACAAGTACGGATATTTGTTCTGAGCCTGCTGAAACATAATTTGACCCATCACATCATTGTCTATTTCTTCCATATTCTCCTCATCTTTTCCTTTGTTGCTCAAACGTGTCGAGCGGCCAACTCCCAATCTCCATACACACAGCTTTGTTCTTAGCACAAGAAATCAACTCCTTGTAAAACAACTCGCTGTACTTCTCCTTCCACTCCGCAGCCAACTTCCGCTTGGCAGAAGGCTTAATGCACTGTATGGCTCTCTGCATCTCCCTCTTTAACCTCATACGGGAGTTGTAAAGCTCTGTCAACGTATCCGCATCTGTAGCCATAGTTCCTAGCCTCTATCAAACCCGACAGTAAAACCAACTTCTCCACCTCGCTTTGGTAAAGCCTCTCCTCCAAGTCCAAACAGACCCGTCTCAGTTCATCTTCATTCAACCAAAGTAAAGCAGCTTCCATATATCCCCCGTTAATAAATCCTCCACACCCTCACTTGCTCTTTCTCCGTCCTTGTCGAGAACCGCCAACCCAACCTCCTACTTGCTCTGTAGTTGGCATTCAAAACCTTCTGCCTAGCCTCTACAGGCACTACAAAACTATCCCCCACCTCCATCTCCTCATACGGATAGTCGTACACCACACGAGGCTTGGGAGCAGCAACATGCTTCTCTACCGCAATACTTGTTATCACCATATATATACCTCATCCAATACACGTATATTACAGACAAAAAAAGGGAAGCGCAACGGCTTCCCTAAATGGCAACTGCTTTACCAGCCAATAATGTAAATTTTTTTTGGGGTGGGCGCAATGTGGGGGTCACGCTCCACAGCCATCCAAACCCAAAAGCAAGGGCCACTGTGCTTGCTCTGAGCAGCTGCACTACGTCAACCAACCCCTACCCATGCCAAGCATACGTGCATGCGTGTGATGGCATGCCAACACGTCATGACGTGCCTACTACCCCGACCCCCCCTTGTTCCGCTATGGTGAACGATGGGTGGCAGTCCATGTCAGTAGACACTCACGTCTGTCTTACGTTTAGCGATAGTCTTTTTACTATCTTACTAACCACTATGATTAACATTTACAATTAGACTATAGACTATATACTATATAGAATATAGTTGTTGGCAGCAAAAACGCTACCAACATTTATCAACTACTAGAGTGAGGTTCACATGCTTACATACATTGACTACGTTGTTATCGTGGCGTTTGTCTTTCTGATTCTCTCCATTCTTTCCTACTGCATTTCTAAGTGAGGTTCACCATGATTCAAGATACAGACAAGCAGAAAAAGCTCATCGAGTGTGTGTACATAGCCACTAGTCTTCCTACAGATGTCATTAGGGAAGAGCTGATTGCAGAAGAGTGGGATGTCAAGAATGCAATTTGCAACCTGGTTCACGCATTCCCTTACCATGCAAAGTTTCAGGACGGTTGGTACAAGTAAGTGACAACTACAAACCTCTCACGGGGGGTTTGTGGATTGCCATTTTGCAATCATTTACTTATGAGTGAGGTTCACAATGAATATCCAACGATTTAACCCTGTCATTGCCTATCATGCCAAACATGAACATAGGGGTTGGTCCGAGGTTTGCCGTGAAAGGGCAGATTGGCCTGGCTGGAATAACACCGATGTTTCAATGATTAACGAAATGCTAGAACAAGGTGAAATGTGCGTAACCTTGGGCTGGAACATGTGGGAAGTGGTGCGTGAAACCGTTAGCACGTAAAGCCCCTGCCTGGTGGCCCTTTCCTACTGTGGATAGGGTCACATATCAACTGCTACTGAAAACGGCCCCTAGTGGCTATAAACCCCCTGCTAAGACCCCTGCTAGGGATACGTTACCCCCTGCACCCTTTTAGAATGTTAACGCCCCCTGGTCGCTAGGGCTTGGGGGCTTACCACTGGAGACAACTATGCAAAAGTACACACTGCCCCCTGGTCACAATGACACCACTAGACGTTTTCCTAGAACACTAGATGATGCATTCGGGTTGCACTATCCCCCTGATGATGAAGACAAGGCCCCTAACCTGCTAGACCTGGCATTGTCTGCCCTGGCAGCTTTCCTGCTGTACGCCCTTGTTGCTGGAATGCTGCACTATGCGGGGTTGTGAAGAACTAGGGGTTTGCCAATCACGCAAGCCCCCTTGTAATGGTTGCCCCTATCGTTTATAGTCCGCAGCGTTGCCGTGAGAAGCATCAAGTAAGGCCATTTAATTCTACTCTCGCCCTTGGTTACAACTTAAGGGTTCTCACCGAGGGTAGAGCTAAGTGGCCTTTTTGTTGCCCCCATGACATCCGCACCCCTGGCGATACTAAGCACCCCTGACTGTGGTGGCGAGGGAGAAAAGCGGTTCAGCTTGACCCAAGGGGGACGGCTGCACGAGGGTTCTGCCCCAAGTGATAAACGACCAGTAGGCTGATGGTAGGTATGTTGCAGAGACAAATTCTCTGGGTCGATAAATAAAGCAGCAGACAGCATTAAGGGTAAAACCCCAATGCTGACAGCCCCCAGGCTGACGGTAGAGGACCGATAGATAGTAAACCTATCATCATCCCTATCGTAGCCCTTGTATTTCCGATTAAAAAGAGACGAAAAAGACAAACACTATGACCTATGAGCAAGCAATAGAAATCCTAAATAAACACAAGGATGGTGAAGACTATCCCCCGTGGGTCATTACTGCTGCCCTGATAGCTACAGGCGATATGCCTATGGCAGACGATAGCGAAATACAATCTATAATCAACTAATCTTCTAATAGAATGCAGGTGTCGCCCCCGCAGGATAAGGGCGACTTAACATCAACGAAAGGTAGTACCACACATGAAACTCTGCATACACTGCGTCCATTACTTGGACCACCCTGAGAGTAAAGACCCCCAACACGGGCTTTGCGAGAAATCCCCTAGAACCATCTCTTTGGTTACAGGTCAGATAGAGAAACACCACGAGTTCTGCTCTACCTACCGCATCTCCACTTGTGGACAGAAGGCTAGGTTTTTTGAACCTATCCTCGGTTTGGAGGTAACTGACGATGAGTGACTTCTCACCTGAATCTAGAAACTCTGCCTGGTGGTCAGGAGACAGCAGACTAGCTGCCCAAGGAAAGGCTAACGAGGCCATCCTACGCAAGCTAGGCAAGCTGGAAATCCCAGACCTTTCCCACATAGAAGCTGTGCAGATGGGTCATGTGATGGAGCCTGTTATAGGTTCACTCGCTGCTGACCAGCTCAAGATAGAGCTGACCAAGATAGAACATGAACTAACGCACAAGACCGAGCCTTGGCTGAAGTCTCATTTTGACTTTCATGGAGTAGAGAATGGCAAACCTATTCTTGTCGAGTGCAAGAACTACAACGCTGGCACACGCAACAAATTTGACGCTGACACGAAGACTGTCCCTGATGCTGACTATGCTCAGATGCTCCACGAAGCCACGGTCTACGGCTGCGAAACTGTGTACTTGGCTATCCTTTTTGGTGGACAGGAATTCTTCTTGTGCGACTTCACGTTCACTGCTGAGCAAAAAGAGGAGCATGTCAAGCAATGTGCTGTCTATTGGAGTCACGTACAGGCAGGGACAACTCTACCGCCAGAGACACCTGAACAATGCAGGGTCATCTACCCTACCCACCTAGAAGCCTCTAAAACCGCTTCTAAGACCGTGGAAGAGGCTTGCGGGTATCTGCGCCGCATCAAAGACCAAATCAAAATCCTAGAGGCTCAGAAAGACAACCTAGAGACACTCATCATGGGCTATATGGGGGAATCCTCCCTGTTGTCCAGCATCGGCGGGGACACGCTCGCCACTTGGAAGAATGCCAAAACGTCAGAGAGGTTTGACAGCAAGCTCTTCCAATCTGCCATGCCAGAGGTTTACGAGAAGTTCGTTATCAATCAACCAGGCTCACGCCGTTTTCTACTTAAGTGAGGTTGACAACATGAGCAAATTTCAAAAACAAATTGATTTTCTTTTTGCCGTCAACAACGCAGATATATCGGCTTTAGAAGATGCGAAAGCTACGCTTGAATACATGCAAGAACAACTGCATATTCAAAATAAATATATCAACGAATCTTTGGAGTTGATACAAGAGGCATTAAGTCAAGACCCTATGCCAACCATTAAAAAATTAGCCAAACATTTGAAAGCAGACTTCATATGAGCAACATCGTTCCGTTTAACGACATGCAGCAGATGGCAGAAGTTGCCGCTGCCAGCAAGATGTTCGGGTTCAAAAACACGCAGGAGGCTCTAGCCATCATGCTGCTATGTCAGGGGGAGAATCTTCACCCTGCGGTAGCTATGCGGGACTACCACGTCATACAGGGCAGACCAGCTCTGAAAGCTGACGCAATGCTGGCAAGGTTCCAGCAAGCAGGAGGCAGGGTTGATTGGCAGGTCTACACAGACGCAGAGGTGACAGGCCTGTTCTCTCACCCTGCTGGAGGTAGCCTGAAGGTAAGCTGGACCCTAGCTCAAGCCAAGAGTATCGGCATTGCCAACAAGGACAACTGGAAAAACTACCCTAGAGCCATGCTCAGAGCTAGGTGCATTTCAGAAGGTATCCGTTCTGTCTACCCTGGCTGCGTAGTCGGTGTCTACACGCCGGAAGAAATACAGGACTACAAGGCTCCAGAAGCCCCTACAAGCCCCGTGAAAGACATGGGCATGGCAGAGGTAGTGGTAGATGACATTGCGACCTTGGAGAGTGATGTAGAGGCTCTGCTGCCGTTTGCCGTTCTCCTGCCAAGCGGAGAGGTCTACGCCAGCTTTGACAAGATAGAGGACTGGATGGAGTGCTATTCCGAGATGGTGGGCAAGATTCGCAGCTCTACCAAGCTCAACAGCGATGCCAAGAATGCGAAGGTCCAAGACTTTCGCAAAGCTAACGAGGCACAGCGTAAGAAGCTGGATGTCACGCAGATGGCTTTGTTGGCACAGTGGACTGCGGAGGAGAGCAAGACTGTCCCAAAGTCGCAGCCGCCAGTAGAGGAACTACACAACGAGAATCCATATTGAATCACCTGCTGGCGGGACAGAGTATCACGCCGCAGGAAGCTCTGCGGCTTTACGGGAGCATGAGACTTGCTGCACATATCGAAGTTTTTAGACGACAGGGACACAACATCTCTACAACGATTGTTAAGCAGGGTGGCACAGAGTACGGTAAGTACACATTACATCGAAAGGAAACATATGAGTAACCAACATAGGGAAATGCCTGGCAGCGGGGTGCTGTTCTGGGAAGACGAGAACATGCGGAGGTCTGACAAGGCTCCTGACTACAAGGGCTTTGTCCTGCTGGAGCATGACTACAAGGCTGGGGAGAAGCTCAAGCTGGGCGGGTGGGTGAAGCAGACCAGCGTAGGCAAGACACTCATCTCTTTGCGTGAAGATGCTTGGCAGAAGAAGCAGCAGATGGACAAAGAACCTAGAGAGGAAGTCCCTGCTTACCGTAAGCGCAAGGATGACGACCTGCCGTTCTGATGGCTAAGCAGTCACCCACTCAGCGGTCACTGGAATACCTGCGAGAGCAGGGCTACCTGGTGGCAATAGTAGAACACTGGAATCCGTTTGCCCGTATACGGCAGGACCTGTGGGGGTGGTGTGACTTGCTGGCAATCAAGAAGGATGAGGTGTTGGCGGTGCAGGTGACTGCCAGTGCTGTCAGCGAGAGGATTAAGAAGATACAGGCTTCCGAAACCGTGAGCCATGTACGAGATGCAGGTATCCGTATAGAGGTCCACGGCTGGAGGAAGAACAGCAAGGGTAAGTACGTTTTAAGAATAGAGGATATATCGTGAGCAAACATCATTTGTTAGTGGCTACTCCTATGTACGGCGGTATGTGTACAGGTTTTTATACACAGAGCATGTTGCAGCTTCCAGAGCTGATAAAAGAACGTGGGTGGGATATTTCTTTCTCGTTCATGTTTAACGAGAGCTTGATACAGAGAGCCAGGAATGCGCTGGTCAACGTCTTTATGAAGAAGGAAGAGTGTACTCACCTGCTCTTTATTGACGCTGACATCAGGTTTGACCCACATGACATTGTGACCATGCTGGAGGCAGACAAGGACATCATCTGCGGCATCTACCCTAAGAAGGAAATCAACTGGCACAACGTAGACATGGCGGTCAAGCAGGGCTACCCGATAGAGCATCTCAAGCACTTCACGGGCAGCATGGTGGTTAACCTGGTGGATTACGAAGGTCAGGTCACTGTTCCAAGAATGGAGCCTGTAGAGATATTTGCTGGTGGCACAGGGTTTATGCTCATCAAAAGAGAAGTGTTCAATCAGCTAAAAGACAAAGTAAAAAGTTATGTCAATGATGTAGGCGAATTGTCTGGAACTTTGGGTCATGAACGTATCTGGGAATACTTCCCTGTCTTCATAGAAGAAGGAACAGAGCGCCTGTTGTCAGAAGACTATGCGTTTTGCAAGATAGCCAGAGACAACGGCATCAAGATATGGGCAGCACCGTGGGTGCATCTGGGGCATTTCGGGACCTACCTGTTTGAAGGTGGTCTGCTGCCTGCGCCGTGAATGAGTTGGCTCTTTTCGCAGGCGCTGGTGGAGGAATACTTGGGGGACACCTGCTCGGATGGCGAACCGTCTGCGCCGTTGAGTGGGAGCAATACCCAGCAAGCCAACAACCGAATGCAGGACAGGGCGCACCAATGAAAATAGAAATAGGGAATGCAACCCTGTATTTGGGTGACTGCATGGACATCTTGCCAACGCTGCAGAAGGTAGATGCGGTGATTACTGACCCGCCTTATGGAATGGATTTTCAAAGCAATTACAGGATTGAAAAGCATTTAAAAATTGCAAATGACAAAAACGCTGATGTAGCTAATGATGTAATTGCTTGGGCTTTGGATAATGCTTTGCACTCGGTTTATGCCTTTGGAAGATGGGACAATATTTATGATTATCCAAAGCCAAAAAGCTTAATTACATGGGTTAAAAATAATTGGTCTATGGGCGATTTAAAACATGAACACGCGCGGCAAACAGAAGTTGCGTTTTTTTATGCAATGGAAAACCATTTTTTTCCCAAAGACCGACCTACCGATGTGATTGAATGGGTAAGAACGCAAAATTTTAACCATCCAACGGAAAAACCTGTTGGTCTTATGGCTAAATTTATTGAGTGGACAGACGGGGTAATTTGCGACCCCTTTATGGGTAGCGGAACAACTGGCGTGGCAGCAATTCAAATGGGAAGAAAGTTTATTGGCGTAGAGCGTGAGCCTAAATACTTTGACATAGCTTGCAAACGCATAGAACAAGCCGTGGCACAGGGCCAACTGTTTGAACCCGAGCCACAAAAACAAGAACAGGTAAGTTTTTTATGATTCCCAAACACCAATATCCAACGTGGGTAGAGTGGATCATGGGGTGGTCGCTAGGGTGGACAGACTTAAATCCATTGGAAACGGACAAGTGCCACTCTGTGCCGCTACCGCTTGGAGAATCTTGAGTGACTAACGCTTGGCTGTGCGCTTGCTCTTGCGGAAAGCCTCGGCAGTGGGATACCCTCTCTGCCCTGGCTTTTTAGCAGGCAAGCCTGCTTTTCGTCTCTTGTTGATGTTGTAGTACAACCCACGTTTAGCTTTAGGTGTATATGCCATTACCTGCACCCCCATCTCTTTCTGGCTGCTTTGCCACGTTCACCCTTCCAGCTTTTACTGCGAGCGCAGAATGATTTATGCCTTGGGTTTTTTGGGTCTTTTGTCGGAGCTTTTAAGTTACTTCCTGCTCGTTTTGCTTTTGCTCGCCCTTTGGCTGTCAATCCTGCTCCACGGCTCACTGGGAGCTTTTCTCCTCTACCTACTGACAGACTGGGGAATTTCTTACGGGCCATTACGCCAACCTCTTACTCTGGTCTTCCACCTCGACTACTCTGCGGGTCCAACCTTTCCCGAAGTCGCCGAAGGTTGGCAGGCTTTCCAGAAACTTCTGTCGATGGTCTGTGAACCCCTCTATCACTTCTTGGACAGCTTTTGACTGAATTGCTTTTAGTGTGGCTGGACCTAGCAAGCCATCATCTTTCACACCCACCGTCTGCTGCAACAGGCGTATAGCCCTGCCAGGACCCGAATTGACAGCGCAATCAAACACGCACAGGTCCACACCAGCAGGCAGGTCATCACCCTTGACAGCATCCCAGTAGCGGGTTTTGTAGAGTGGCGCAACCACATAGGGCGTGAGATTTCGCATGTCATCTTCTGTAACCTGCTTTCCTAAATACGCCTCCCAAGTGGCTTTCGTCACACCCAGATTGGTCATCCCACCTGGGTCTTTAGGATGATTGACAAAGCCACCTTCATGCTTGAGCAAGGCAGCAAGGGCAGCGTCAAAGTTCTCTCTCATTTTCTGGCCTTCATGTCGATGATTTTCTCAAGAGTGCGTCCACCAAAGTAGAAGCTCATGATGAGCATACCCCACTGCCCAAGCAACTGTACGTAAGACTCGTTGGTGTCTTTGCCGAAAGCAGACATCATGGCAAACGTGAAATAGCCTCCCAGGATGGCTATAAGGGTCATGGGGCGTATGTTCTTGGACAGCCAGCTGTCGCTGCTCATATCCGCTTTTAGACGGTCTGTGAGGTTGTTCTGCTCTGTCTTGTAGAGGTCAGTCTCGTTAGCCATCTTTGCAAGCTCACCATTCTGGGCAAGCTCTGCAAGTTTGAGTTGTGCTTCTGCCTTTGCCTGCGGGTCAGGGATTAACTTATCAACAAGTTTTCCACCAAGGTTTAGGAGTGCGTCTAGCATGTTTATTTCCCGCAGGTGTGTTTAGCACGTTCTTCAAGTATGGCAATCTTCTGCCTGTTGTACTGGATGTCGTCCCTGTTCTTTTGAATCTCTAGAGACAGGTCTTGGCGCAGACGTTCACGGGCAAGCTCGGCTCCTGTGTTGGTCGCCTGCTTATTGTCAGACGTAACCACTAAGCTGATTTTGCTGTTTGGAACAGTCACTTCATGGCTCAAGCTAGACAAAGCTGACATTAGATAAACGACACACGTAAACAGCAGAGGCAAGATAGCAAACGTGATTTTCTCAATCAACGCTCCTTTTGCGCTATCTTTCTCCTCAGACACTACAGACCCTATGCCATGCCTTCGCCAGGGGTCACATACACAATACCTGTGCCTGTGGCTGCAATGGCAGAGACATAGAGAGAACTAGCGGCGGTGTTTGCCGACTGTTTTTGTGCAGTAATAATGATTGTCTGATTGTTGTGCAGCACTACTCCATATGCAGGAGTACCCGCAACAGGAATTACAACATCATCCGTACTTGCTGTGCCCACACGAATAAACACTTCTGCGGCTGTGCCGTTGTGTATTCTGAGTTGGTTACAAGGGCTATCCGAAAGAATAGAAACCGTATTAGCCGAAGTGGTTACGTTAATACGGGTTGTTTTACCTTGTATTTGAAAAGGTATGTTGTTAGCCATCAGTACACCTTCTTGCCACCACCAGAGGTAGGAGACTCCTTGCGGGTGAAGTAGTCGTTAGGGACATCGTTCTTGAAGTTCCATACGGATTGAAAGCCACCAGCAGGCAGCTTGCCAGAAGTGTGTTCTCCTGGGGGGCAGAGCTTACCCTCTGTAATGCCTGTGCCTATACGCATCATCAACTTAGTTGTCTTTACTTTCGGTAACATGTCCATTACGAGACTCCTTTGCTTTCACTACAAGATAACTGAAAACTGTGAAGATGGCTAGTGTCGCCACCCTCTCCCACTCGCCTGCCCACAGTGTGTAGCTGGTCAGGCCACAACACATCATCAGAGCCAAAATCGTGATGAGCCTGTCGGTAATGACCTCTAACGCCAGGCGAAGAAACTTTACAAGAGTAGCGTCCATGTTTATCTCCATATAACGGGATAATCATGTTATCACTTCTCCTCATCTTCTTCTAGTCCTAGAAAGCCACTTCCCCACTCATCATCACTCATCTTGAGCTTCAAAGCCTCTAGCTTGAGCGCCCTGTCTGCCACACGCATCTTGTCGTTAATCGTGGCAGTAGGGTCAGCCATGACCTGCTTGAGCAAGTCTGTGATGGCTGTCTCCAGCTCTGGGTTGATGCCCTTCTCTTTCTTGCGACTCACCGCTTGCTCTTACGCTGTGGGCGTGTTTGTTTAGGTTTGAGCGCACGTTGGGCAGACCTGCTGCCTGCAAGCTCATTCTCTCCACCCTTACGGGCTTCTCTCTCTTCTCTTGTTTCGTTCATGGTTTACTCCTCAGTTTGAAATGGACGGGTAACAGTACCTGCGGCAAGTCCTGCGGGAACGTTGGCAACGCCTGGACCTAACGCTCTAGTGGTCGTTGGTTTTTGACCTATATTTCTTTGTACAGCACGAGCTTGTCGAGTTTGCAATCCCGTGAGTTTTCCAGCAAGGTCTGTTCCTGTTCCCAGAACTTTGCCTAAAATGTCTTGCCCCTCTGTGCCAGCTTTGCCTGCACTTTCCCACATGGCTCTGAGCTGCAAGTCTCGACCCAGCTTGGCAAGGTCATCTATCTCTTGACCTGTTCTGCGAGCCACGCCACGGTCATAACGCATCATATTACCCAGCTTGTCCAAACTGACATCACCGCCTTTGATTCCACCCGACTTGTACAAGTCTTCCAAAATAACAGTGTTTCTGTATTGAGGTCTGATAACGTCTAGTTGCTTGGCAATTTGGGGATGGTTTTTAGCAATGGATGAATCTATGACATCCACTAAGTTATAGATTTCTCTTGCGTTTGACGCAGAGGTAGACCTTGCCCGTTCTGTCAATGCATTACGAATGCGTTGCAAAGCCTCACCTTCAATTCCAAAAGTGTTGGGCATAGCACCTTTTCTGTTGGCAAGAGCTTGAAAATTTTTGATGATTTCATCTGCGGTTTGAGCTACAGAAGACACCCCCGCCACGTTTGGCAACTGTGCCTCCATAGAACGTATTTGGTTCAACGCATCAACAGCGTCTTTGTCAATGTTGAAAACCTTGCCTTTGTATAGGTTGTCAAATTGACCTCCAAGGTCCTTAAGACGTTCTCCAATAAAAGGAGCATCAATCTCTTTGACCTGCTTGCCCGTGCCTTTAGAAGCAAGTTCGTTGGCAAGAGTTTGGTTCTTTTCCGCAAAAAAGGTTGCGCCTTTTGAGCCTGCTGGTTCAGACTGTCTCACCTGTGATGGAGAGAGTTTGAAACCTAATTTTTCTGCGGCTTTTGCTGAAGCCTCTCTAGTTGCGGTGGGAACACCCAAAAGCATACGTGTGCCGCCACGTACCAATCCAGGCAAAGAAGTTCCCAACCCACCAACAAGTTCACCCGCAGTTTGATAACCGCTGACCTCTTCTCTTGGCTTTTCAATGCCTAATTTCTTTAAGCCAGCCTCTGCCTCTTTGATAGTTGGGAATATGGTTTCTCGTCCCATAACTTGGTCACGTTGACCTTTTTCCCTCAATCCCATCATTTCTGGGACATCGTAAGCTGCAAACTTTTCTAGCTCACCCAGACCGCCAGCAAATCCTGTGGCTGCACCATACAGACCTGCTTTTGTTTTTTCACCAAAAGTAGGCTCTTCTGGTGGTGGTCGTGACTGACTTGCCTTTTGCTTACGCAGGCGCAACAGTTCTAGTTCTTCCTGTTCACTTAGAGCCACTTAGCTTCTCCTCTAATTCCCGCAAACGTTTTTCATCTTGCTCGGTAAATCCAGAGCCACCAGAAATAGGTTTAGCAGCCGATTCACCTAAAGTTTGTTTGCGAGGGGCTTTTGCTTCTTTGTAAGCACGAGCAACATCTGTTGTGGTGTAAGGAATAACTGCGTTAATCCTGTTGATAAGTGTTTCTGCTGATTTAATCTGACCAGGGGTTAATGCGCCAGCTTCAATAGATGGCAAGATGTTCTCAATAGCAATACGCTTGATGTCAGCCAACTTGCCTGCGACTTTATAGGGGTCATCCACTCCAGCGTTAATGTAAACACCGCTTTGCAGTTGTTGGGCAAGAGAAACCAAACCTGTTGCTAAACCACTAGATTCAATAGCCGCCAAGTTTCTACCGATACCAGACAGGTAAGTGTTCATCAACTCTGCGTCTACAGACGAAATCTTCCGTCCGAGCTGGTTTCTAATTGCATTCACCATACCGTCTTTGGTTTGCAAATTAGGCAACCATCCTGTGGTTGCGCCTTCTGGTAACGACACAATAGATTCCAGCGCAGAAGAAACGCCGCCTAATGCATTTATCGCCCTTTGCATTCTTGCCTGCTCTTGTGTTTGCTTTTGTTGAACCTGCTGCTTTTGTTGCAAACGAAAGCGTCTTTCCTCTTCTTTGGCAATCCTGTCGTCCTGGGCTTTTTGCAAAGAGTTGTTGAGGTTTATCATTTTGTCTAAACCTTTATGCAAACCCTTGATTTGATTAAGCGTAGCAATGTTGCCTTGCCTGTCGTTCATGGCTTTGAACAACGGTGAGTTTGCTTTTGCCAACGCTACTGTAATGGCTTGCTCACCAGCTTCTTTGTCGTATTGTTTGAGTTTTACCGCTTCCTCAAACTCTTTCTCTAAAGTCTTTACTGCTTCCTGCATGACCTTAAAGTTCTTGTCAAACTCAACTTGTTCTTTCTTGTACAAGTCAGCACGGCCTTTTTGGTAGCCTTCTAACATTCCATTCATCGCACCCAGCGCACCTACAGATGCCTGTTTGCCGCTGCCACCCATCGCCACGCCAATGACGTTGATGAGAGAAAACATGGCAGCTAAGTCTTTAGCGTTGTCTTTTGTGGGCGCAAACTTTGCGTTGGCAAGGTTTTCTCTTGCTTCTTTTAACTTTTTGCGCTCATCAAGACCTTCAATCTCTGTTTTCATTTTGGTGGCAAGCTCACCTCGCATTTCAGCTTCTGTGGCTTTTTCCTGACGCTTGGCTTTCTCAATCTCAACTTCAGCCTTACCGACATCTTCCTCTGCTTTTTTTTCAGCAGCCATCAATTCCTGCATAGGAGCTGCGTATTCTTCTGCTCCTATGTAACCTTTAGGTGCAGGACGGGCTTTGCCCATAAATTTAGTTGTGATGGGCAAGTTGGGCATTCCAACAATGTCTTTGAGAGCCATCACGCACCCCTCTGTTGCTGTGCGGTTTCAGGAGCAACACCGTACAAAACACGGGCTATGTTGGTGTAATAGCTGCCTGTCAGTTGGTTCACATACTGGTCAGCCTGCATACCTGTGCGTATAGCTCCTAGAGCTATCTGGTCACCTATGCCTGAAATCTTCAGGCCTAAGTCATATTGCTGCGCCAACAACTGCTGACGGAAGTTTTCTATCTGCTGCTGCGATTGCGCCACGCCCACACCGCCTCTACGCTGTGCTTGCTGTGCCGCTTGTGCTTGTACTGCTTGCAGGGACTGCTGTGCTTGTGGAGTAAGTTCGCCACGCTGAGCCTGTGCTTGCAACTGCAAACCTTGCTGACGGTAAGGGGCGGCAACCGCTTCTATTTCTTGCCGACCTTGCTGTGCGCCTTCTCTGGCTGCTGCGGTTTGACTGCGACCCAGCAGACCTGACACACCTGCAACACCTAATCTTGCTAGAGTGTCTTTAGATAAACCCGTTGATTTTGACAGGCTGTCCATCATAGATGGTTCAGGCGTAGGTTTAGGCGCTTCACCTGTTGGACCTACTCTGCCTGCAAGCATTTGCAATTCTGGGGTTGTGGTTGGTATGCCTGCTGCTTGGAATGCTGCTCTTTCGTCTGTTTGTGGCTGGTCTTTAAAGTATTGAAAATACTGGTTTGCGAAATCAGGACCCAAAGACACATCTGTGTCGCCTCTAATTGGAGCTTGTGCCGTGGATACAGACGGAGTTTCTGTTTGATTTACAGGAGTATTAAGTTCTGGCGCTTCTCCATAAACATTTTCTAAATCAGGAGATGGTGTCAAAACTTCTGGGATGGAATCATCTTGAAAAGACGGAATGCCTGTGTCTGCATGTGGCCTTCCACTACCACCACGCTGTTTTAGGACGCTGGCTTCTTCTGGCGTAATGTAAGCTAGCATGTGACCTTCTGGAGCTTTTGCTTGCAGAAGACGAGCAATCTTGCGGACATCACCGCCCATGCCTGTAAGTTTTTTCAGTGCTGATGCCATGTCATAGTCCTAACGCATCTTTAAGACGCAGTGATGCCTCATTCCAAACTTGCTCTCTCTCTTTGCCTGACTGCACGCTTTCAATCTCACCAGCGGGACGAATAGCTGCTAATGCTTGCCCTAAACTTGCTTGCGGATAAGCGCCGAAAGTACCCAAATTTACTACGTTTTTACTTGTAGTTGTGCGTTTACCTGATGTACCTATTGTTGTGGTCGGTGTTTTTTTGTCGGTTTTGTCAGTCGTTCCTGGCTTGTTCTCTCCACCTGCATAGATACCCACATAATCTCTTTTATCCCCGCTTTCATCTCCACCATCTCCACCATCTCCACCACCAAGACCCTCACCACCAGGTCCTACGCCAGGTCCTATGCCAGGTCCTACGCCAGGACCAACACCTGGACCAGTTCCAGGTCCTACACCAGGCCCCACCCCAGGTCCGACATTAGTACCTCTTCCTGGAGCGCCACCTGGACCAGACGTGTCTCTAGCAGGTGTGCTTCCTCCTCTAAATCCACTGACAGTTCCTTCTGGAATCACAATGTTGGGTGTGAAGCCTTGATCTGGCAACGTGCCCCCCGACAAGCCTGAAAACTTGCCAGAAAAGAAGTCAGAATATTGAGCAGGTGTTTGTGCTTGACCAGTTGTTTGATTTCCAGCGCCGCCGCCACCAACACCGCCTCCGCCATCACCGCCTGTAGCTCCCGCAGTAGCTGCAGGTCTAGCTTCTCCAACAACAGGATTGTTGACAACTTTTTGGACAATGTTATTAGCAGCTTGCTTTTCTTGTTCAGTTGCTTCTGGGTTTTTGAGAATGTTGTCACGCCACAAAATGACTTCGTTGATAGCTTGATCTTTTTGTTCAGCGCCGTCAAAAGCAAATATAACGAAATTTTCAGACTGTGGCCCTGTAGTGCCTGTTCCAAAAACAGTTGCTTTCCCGCCCAAAGCTGTAGGTGTAGTGCCGTAAGCAAAAATAGAACCGTATTTATCAAAAAATCCAGCAGGTGTTTCTGTTGCGTTTTTGTCTAAGTTAGCTTTGAGAAAACCAGTTACTACAGGGTCTGTTGGAACTATTTTAGCTTCAGTTCTTGGCAAGTCAGGACTTGTGCTTGTACCGCTGACCTCTACTCTAAAAGCAGAACCAACAACATTTCCTTGTTGATCGAAAATTATTACCCTAGAGTTGCTTGGGTCAGAAACCCTATAGTTTCCATCAACGTCAACTCTTACGGAATCAGGGATTGCGTTGCTTAGATTTTTTAAGTCTGCCGCTACATCTCTTGCAACTGGAGTTGTAGATGGCGTTGTAAGAGCAGCATCAGCTGGACCTGCAACAAGAGTGCCCGTCCCTTGTGCGACAGTAGACGGAGCTGTAACGCTAGGTGTTTGCGCTTGGCTTTTATAGTAATCTCGAGCTGTTTGATTGGCGTATGAGCCTATTCCAGATATTGCCGCCTGTTGAGCATTTCCAGTAGTTAGTAGCGTACCAGCCGCCGCTTGCCCTGCTCTTATTAAATTTGGGTCTGTGTCAGAAGGAAGATATGGAGCTGCATAATTGCCTATAACACTACCTCCAGCACCACCAGCAGCTGAAATTAAAATATCTGGCAACCCTCCACCTCTAGCTGCTGTAGAGGCCGCACTACCAGCGGCACTAGCTACCGCGTCTGCAAGTATTGGGCCTGCTCCCGCACTGGCTGCTGCATTACCTGCATATCCACCCGCTGTTTGACCTACTTCAGCGACAATTGCCGCTCTTGCAATATCTATTACGGTTCCCCCATTCATAGCTGCTACAGCAGCAGAGGCAACAGGTAATGGAACTCCCGTCACCGCAACAACAACTGCTGTTTCAATAACGGGAAGTAAAGGACGAGCACCTTCAACAAAATTTCCAGCTGCTTGTGCAGGATTAGAAGCAACATCAACTACCGCTTGTACAGGATTGCTTAAAACTTCTTTTATAAATCCACCGATGCTACACATATCATGCCTCCACTATTGCTTGCATATAAGAACGACCGTCTTGGTCTATGCCTTGGGCTTCTATCTTGTAATTTAATCCAGACATTTGCATAGCTTTTGCCACTTGCGGGTTGTGTATCAAAAACTTGGCACGTTTAAAGCCAGCTTTTTTTCCAGCTTCTGTAAACTGCTGAACGCTGTCCATGAAGTCTCGTGGTCTGTCTGCCGTTTCCATGCTCACAACATCCATCATGCCGTTGCCCATGTTTTGATACATAAACAAGGTGTTGTTGGCTCTCATCACACGAAAGTTGGGGTCTGACCTTACTTTGTCTCCTAAAGCCTTAATGATGGTATTGACATCAACACCCAAGTTCTCAGCAATAGGTTGCAAAATTTCTTCAACCTCAAGCCTTTTGCTTTTTTGACGTTCTTTTTTGACTTGACCTAAAACTTCGTTGTCCACATCACACTCCTAATCTAGCGGCAATTTGTTGGTGAATGGTGAGATGAACACCCAGCCAATCATAAAAATCATCCTCTACATTCCAATCAGCATCTAGCAGTTGAAACGGATTGTCTAAATTCAAAATGGTTGCGAATGACTGATGTTCTTGGTTGTGCACAAACAACCAGTCATCTAGCTGCCTGGTGTCAGCGTCCGTAATAGGGTACTTAGGGACAGCAATACCTCTGTCAGCCAAAATTTCGTAAAACAACTGGTGCTGCAACCCATTTTCAAACAGCATTCTTCCTAGACCGTCCACATCGCCAAACTCTACGGTGGACAAGTCATCAAAGTTCATTTGTCAGCTTTCTTGTCCAGTTTGTCAAAAATTTGCTTACAAATGTCTTTCAGTTCATCTATATCTCTGCGGTAATCGTCTTTGCTGACGTAACGCACATGCACGTCTTCTATCCTGTCTTCCAAACGTGTGAGGCTTTTTGTGATGTTGTTCAGCACCCAGCCTGCCAAAAAACCAGCACAGCTGACAACAATATTGAAAATTTGTTGGTTATCCATGTTAAACAGCGTAGTAAGGGACTTTTACAACCGTGCCATTAAGGTTGACTTGTATAAAACCAGCAGGCTGCAGAGGCAAACTTGCTATTCCATATGTGGCATTTGCGGTGGTGGTAGAGGTGACATTCACCGCCTGCACATTCATCGTGCCGCCCGTAATGGTGACGTTGTTGGAATTTTGTGTAGACATCGTGCCAAGGCCAGACACTGCTGTGTTGGCAATAGCAATAGTGACATTGGCGGCAGCTGTAAGTCTTCCTTGTGCGTCTACAGTAAAAGTAGGAACCGTGTTGGCAGAACCATAAGCAGCCGCAGTCACCGCTGTATTGGCAAGAGAAACCGTACCTGTGGTGGTGATAGGGCCACCAGTTAATCCCGTGCCCGTGCTGACTTGTGTAACTGTTCCGCTACCGTTACCACCACCGCCACCAATTGTTACTACAGTCTTTAACATGATTACATCCCGTCACCAGGCGTGATGTACACGGTGGCATTACCGCTAGATGTAATGCCTGTGAAGTAAGCGTTAGGGACAAACGTCAAAATTTCGTCTGTGCCTGCCAACAAAGGAAAAGCGGGGCCGCTGGAAGTTACGACTGTAGCGTTGTTGGTTGCATCACCAGAGGCTGCTCCATATCCCAAAAACACGGTCACATTGCCTGAGTTGATGATGCGATATTGGTTGCCACCAAGGGTGCTAGACGCACACTGAACAGCAGATGGAGCAGTGGTTGCAGCTAGAAACGTAACTGTATTGCCCGTTTTTGTAAATGCTTGTATTCCCATTACGTCACCTCAATCCAAGAAATTGTTGATTCATCCCATAAGTAATTTTTTTCATCCGCAGGTAATGGCACAGGGGCTTCCCATTTGCAGTAAGTTTCGTTTAGAACCCAGCTTGCAAACGGCTTTTCAGGAATAAAAGCGTCACGCCCAGAATCATACGTGTACCCAATTCCAGCATAGTTTTTACGAATGTTGGCGTTATAACTGGTTTGTTTCCAATTACCACCCAAAAGGTTTTGGCAAAAGGCTGCGCCAACAGCTTCACATTCGTTTCCATTTTCGTCTTTGCAATCATTGTTGTGAACCACAATAACTTGCAACACCACATTGTTTTCATTGAGTTGTGCAAAGTGAGCCATGTGCTTCCTCAGAAAGTAATTGAACCAGAAGATGTCCACTTGTAAATGCGGTATCCACCAGTTGTTGTAACGGTAGGAGAACCCGTTGTAGATGCAGCCAAGCTATAAGTGTCTACATAGCGAATGATGACAACACCAGAGCCACCAGTTCCTCCGCTTTTACTTCCAGCCGCTCCACCACCGCCGCCGCCGCCAGTGTTTGCAGTTCCAGCCGTTCCAGCGTTATCTCCCGAACCCGAACCTCCACCACCTGTACCACCTGTACCACCTGTACCTGCACCTGCAGCGGTTCCGCCTCCACCTCCTCCAGCATAAGTCGTTGAAGACCCTGAAATACTTGAGGCAGTTCCATTACCGCCATTACCACCAGAACCTGATGAGCCAGTTTGACCTACTGCTGATGCTCCTCCACCGCCACCTGCATTTGAGCTAAAACCTAAACCGCCATCATTTCCTTGCCCCGCAGTCCCAAGACCTTGTCCACTAGAGTTGTTTCTTGTTCCACCACCAGAACCACCATTACTTCCAGATTCAGTACCTGTTGCTACGTTATTCGCACCAGCACCACCGCCTTTGGATGTGATGGAACCAAAAACAGAGTCATTTCCATTTTGACCATAAGGAGAACCCGAACTTGCCGCACCACCAGCGCCGACAGTGACCGTGATAGGAGAGCTTGGTGTTACTGAATAACCAGTTGCCGTGAGAAAACCTCCAGCTCCAGCGCCACCACCATGATTTGTACCGCCACCACCACCTCCAGCAACTACAAGGTATTCAACTGTTGGAGGAGGGTTGCTTGGAGCTTGAACAAAGCCCATCAAAATTGCTTGCTGAATTCCACTCATGTCAAGCCGTTCCCTGAAATAATCCAAGTTGTTGAAGTCATTTTTACGGCAGTCGCTGTGCCATATTGAGCTAAAGAACGTGTGCCTGTTGTGCCTGCACTAGACAAATACATCGTGTCAGTTGTAATTGCAATGCTGACCACCTGTGAAGTCATATTGATAAAACTGATAGCCGTACCTATTGGGTATGCAACACTAGAGTTTGCAGGAATAGTAAATGTGCGAGCATTTGCGTCTGTTGATGGATGAAATATTGCTTTACCAGCATCTGCTAAAACAAGAGTGTAAGCAGCAGATTGACTGTTTATAGGAATATTAAGAAAACCAACTGAATTTGTACCGTCAGCAGTACAGTTGCTTAAATTTCCGCTGGTTGGTGTTCCCAACACAGGCGTTGTAAATGATGGGCTGGTTGCAAGCGCAACGACTGTACCTGAACCTGTGGTTGTGTAAGACGTACCCCATGCTGAGCCTGTAGAGTTGGCAATACCAGCCCCAGGATATGCAAAAGCTGATGGTGTTGATGAAACCCAAGCTGTACCGTTAGATGTCAGCACGTTCCCGTTAGTACCAGGCGCTACAAATGCAACGTTGCTTGTGCCGTTACCTATCAATACGTTGTTAGCCGTTAAAGTAGTCAAACCTGTGCCGCCTTGTGCAGGCGTGATAGGCGTTGAAACCGAGCTAATCGTGGCGTTGGTTAACGTCAAGTTGCCAACAGAAGTTGCTGTGCCACCCAAAGCAATCGTGGTGTTACCTATAGTGACGTTACCAGTAGCGGCAGCTGGCGCTTGACTAAGCCACGTTGTGCCATTGCTGGTCAAAACATTTCCGTTAGTTCCTGGAGCTAAAAAAGCAACATTACTTGTCCCGTTTCCTATCAACACATTGTTTGAAGTGAGAGAAGTTACACCCGTACCGCCTTGCGCTGGAGTGATTGCGGTAGAAACACTGCTAATCGTTACATTAGCAAGTGTCATGTTGTTGAGAGTGCCTACCGTGTTGCCAAGCTGAATGGCGGTATTGCCCAACGTAATCGTGGTAGCAAAGTTGTTGTCCAGTTGGGACAGAGGAATGGCAGCAGTTGCAGTGCCAAATGTATAAGGAACAGCCATGTTAGAACCTCACTCTTAATTCATGTTCAAACTCTATCGTATTTAACACAAAGCCAGCAGAATTGCTAGTCATGGTTAAGCCTAAATACTTACCGTATTGTTGAGCATCTGACTTGTAAAGCGCATAGCCACTACTCGTCAACCAACCTATTGTTTGTGAGCTATTGTTAACCCAGGTCAAAGTTGTGCCCACATTGTTAAACCATACAACTGCGTTGTTAAGCGTGTATGTTGGGCTGCTACCACTTTCGCTGTCTACCGTCACTTGAAAAGAAGCGGGACTTGTTAACGTAGCTTCAATACCAAACTTTAATGCTTGCTTTGTCCTGATAGGGTCTTTCATAGGAGACAAAGCTGTTCTTACCGTGCTGCTGACGCTTGATGTTGCATTGGCATACAGCCTAAAAAGAGCTGTTCCTGACACGCCATACAGATTGATATTTCCAGAAAGAGGAGCTGAAGTGACAAAGTTCAACGTTCCTTGGCTAGTGATAAACCACTTTTTTTCAAAGAAAACAGCCTGCACATAGCGACTTCCCGTACTAAAAGTCGTAGGAAAACTGCTGTCAAGGTAAAAATTGAATGCCGCACACAAGATGTTGTTTAGCAACACCTGTCCACCCGTGATGGGCTTTGTAAAGTCTATGTACGGGAAGATGCCATCAAGAGGGTCCGAAATTTTACTGGTTGTAGAACCCACAAGGGCATACATACCGTAATCGTTCATAAACAACAAAGAACGGAAATACGGAAAAATGGCGTAAGTTCTTTTGCTGCCCACGCTGGCACTTACGTTGGTGTTGGTAAATAGAGTTACACCAGCAGTAGTTACCCGTAAATCAGAAATGACGTTGATGCTGTCATCTCCAAAAATGTACAAAAAGTTGTTGGCAGAAATGATGGCCTGTATGTTGCCGTGCAACGTGCTGTCTGTTAAAACAAAGCTGCCAGCAGATACAGATGTGAAATCAGAGTAACTTCCAGCTGCACTGTAGTACAACGTTCTGCCTGCCGCCACCCAAACACGACCAGAAAACGTAGCAATGTCTACGATTTGATCTAAGTTAGTGACCGCTATTGCTACAGCATTACTTCCACCGCCACCTGTAATGGTCACAGATGTGTTGCTGGTGTACCCAGAGCCAGGGTTAGTCATAATGACTTGCGTAACTTGACCGCCGCTCAAAATGGCTGTACCAGCAGCACTAGACCCAGAACCCGTAATGTTTACAACTGTATTGGCAGCATTGGTGTAACCAGAGCCGCCGTTGGTAATTTGCACCGCCACAGTGCCTGTTTTAAATGTATTGAAGCTGGCAATAGCGGCTGCGTTATTTCCCCCGCCTCCCGTAATTGTGACGTTAGGTGCGCTTGTGTAACCCGTGCCTGCGTTTGTAAGCGTAATGCTATTTACAGAACCCGTACTGACTACAGCTGTTGCGGTTGCAGCTCCAGATGTAAATGTGACGCTAGGCGCAGTTGTGTAGCCAGAGCCAGGATTCGTAATGACTACGGCAACAACCACCCCACCAGAAACAGTAACGCCAGCTTCAGCTCTTATGCCGCCCACCAAGTCTGGAGCGCCAATAATTACGTTGGGAACAATGGTGTAGCCACTGCCTCCTGATGTAATGTTGATTCTTGCAATGCCACCAGAACCCGTTGTGATGGTTGAGACTGCAGTTGCTTGCTCTCCACCTGTTTCATTAGGAGCGCCAATGGTTACGGTTGGCGCTGTTGTGTATCCGCTTCCTGGGTCCGTGATTCCAATCACGCCCACAGAACCTATAGAAACAACATTGTTTCCATTCCAGTTGTACAAACCTTTAGACGGGTCACCAATAATTACACGGTCATTTTTGTATTGGGCAGTCGTTACGCCCGACCCAGAAAACGTGCCAGAAGAGGCAATATTTCCCAAAGATGAGCTGGTTAAATTGTAGTATTCGGCTCTGCCATTGCTCTCAAACGCAAGTAAGTAATCACTAACATTGATACTTGCGGAGGTTAGCACCGTAACCGCATTTCCAAAATTTACGGCAACGTTTGCAGCGTTAAGAGATGATTGTCCTGGAACAATTTTGATGTTGCCAAACCCGATGGGCATGGCGTTCTCTATCCACCCAAACTCGTCTTCATCAATAGCCGTTCTGTTGGCTTTGGTGTTTAAGCCCTTGAAGTTTTTGATGACAGCATAGGACTTTTTTTGCTCTGCTGCTGCCATGATTAGTAGGGTGAAGAGTAAGGGTCAGGAATTCTACGGGTAAACGTGCTGTTTAGAGCTGCTTGTACATGTTTGGCGTACTCTTGTTTAAAGATTTCCGCCTCACCGTAAGATTGCTCTTTGTATTTGGCCTTGTAAGCCGCATAAAACTGCACAGGTGTAGTGTAGGGGTCCACAATTTGGTCAGTCACACTGGGATTAGACCCAGATAACGCTGTTGGCAAAATAATGGTGTCTACTTCTATAGCGTAGCTTTGGTCTGGAATTGGGCCTATGTACAACTGCCCTTGTCCATACGTAGAAAAGCACACGGGCCTGCCTACGTAGTTTTGCCAATAGCGCAACTGAGCGTTGAAGTTAGTCCACGGCAAGTAGCGCAGCGGAATACGACTGTTGCCCCAATACAACGTAACGTTGAGAACATCCAACGTATACAAAGCATTAGGCAAAGCGCCCAAACTGATAACTTCACACGGCGAGTCATACTGGAACACCATGCCTGTACTTCCAGACACGGTAAAAGTCGTGCTAGGTGGGTAGGCTTGGTTACCGTAAGGGTAGGGAGGGACTGTACTTCCCAACGTGCCGCCCGTAACGACCTGGTAAATAAAGATGCCAGAGAATACAAATTGTCCAGCAGTCAAAGTTGTGCCTGCCGCCCACTGTATTGCTGCCACACCTGTACTAGACAGGGGTGTGTAAGTCACCTGCAAGGTTCGCAGACAGCCAGTATCCCTGACTGTTCTCTCACGAGCCTCGTTGATGTAATCTGTTAGTTCAGAATCGGACCAGAAAACGCCATTGGCATCGTGCAACAGCCGCTGAACTTGCGTAAGATAAGTCGAGAGGGTTGCCATTTAGCGTCCATAATTAGGCGGCTTTGGAATTGACCTTTCCCCCTGCGGATTTTTCAATCCGCAAGGGTATTACGCCAACCGCCGAGGGTAACGAGCGGTTCTGTTCGGGAGGTTGCTCAGAAATTTTAAACTTTGCAAGCCTCTCTAGTCCTTCTTCAAGTTCACTGTGAAGACGTATAAAGCCCAAATAGGACAAATACTTCTCTTTATTGGAATCCATGTAACCAAAAATGTGTTTTACAGCTCCTAAAGGAACCTGAACGGTCTTGCCTTTAGGAAACTTGTAATCTGCAAAAGCGAAAGAGGCTTCTAAGTCCTTATCGCTTTCGTTGGTTACCCAGACCTCACTCATAGCGTTACAACGTCACCGAAAACCGTAATATCAACTGCATTGTTGGCTGCGGCTGCTGTTCCAACATACACATACAAGGAACCAGAGTACACAGTAGATGCCGCTGCGGTTGACAGAGGCAAATCTTGGAACTTGGTAGAGCCTGTAACGGTTGTTAGAGCGGCTGCGTTGGTCACTGCATTGGATGTGTTTCCATCTGAGCTAGTCAAAATGGTCACATTTGCAAGAGCAACGCTGCCAGTAGCACCAGCTACGGTCACACGGCGAACGATGTAAGACGTATTGTTGTTCTGAGCAAGTGTGGCAACTGCATTGCCTGTTGCACCCAAATAAATAGGAAAACTTAAAGGTGTGCAAACAGCAAAGTTGCCAAACTGGTCAGGATAGAACGAGCCTACATGATTCGCATTCATGCCGTACCCCTATTATGAGTTGTAAGTACCGCTGGCGGCTTGACCACCATTGGATGCGTACAAGGTAATAGTAGGAGTACCAGCCAATACGTTGGCACGGTAGTTGGTTCCATCACTCCAAATCAAACCGCTGGTGTTGTTGGCAAGAGCCACAACCCATGTGGGACTAGAAATGTTGTTGCTGGTGTTCATCTCAATAGTCACGTTAGCGGTTGCTAACACTTGATAGAAGCCAGCAGGAACGATGGCGGTAGCATTGCCGAGCGACTGAGGCTGGAGAAAAGCACCAGCGGTGTTCGTTGCGGCATTTGCCAGTAGGATTTTATTTGCGCTTAAAGACATGGTGTGTACTCCTTACAGTGAGAGGTAGTTGTAACCAGTCACCTTGGTCATGGCTTTAGGTTTGACGTTGATTAACTCAGCAATCATCAAAACTGCGCCAACATAACCAATCTGCCAGTTGGGAAGTGTAGATTCAAAGCCTGTGAACACAAACGAGCCTTGTTCGTGGATGTACAGAGACAGGTAGTTGGTGTTGATGAAGTACATCGTACCTTCAGGGCAGTATGGGTCTGGGTAGATAGGTACGCCAGCAACCATCAATGCACGGAAAGCAGCTTGAGGACCGTTAGGGTCACCGTCAAAGCCAGAGCCAGGGGTGATGACATACTGCTCTTGGCCCACAAAGTCTTGAGCCAACAGGGTCCAAGTACCAAAACCGCATACACCGAAAGAAGGCATTTCAGCGCCGTTCTTCACTGTGCCAGAAATGTACTGCAATACGTTCTGACGTGTGGGGTTCACAGAGCCAGCAGCGTATTGTTTGGATTGCCACCAAGTGTAGGTAGAGCGGTCAATGTTGCCGTAAGTGCCAGAAGAGGCAATCGCAGCAGGCAGACCGATAAATTGTTGAGTGTTGGTGGTGTTGTTGTACAAGGCTGTAGCCATTGCGTCCATCATCACGTTGGTCGCATCGTTCATGCGAGCTTCGATCAGAGGAATAATCGCTGCGTCCTGCTGTACTGCGCCCTCCATGCCCAGGAAAGGCACAGGAGAAATCATCAATTTCAGGTCGTATTCAGCGTTGTATGCGCCTTGCTGGACTGAAGGCTGGGCAAAAGAGCCAGAGTAGTCAGACCACTGTGCGTTCACAAACTGAGCGCCCTGCACGGGTACGGTTACAGAAGAGACACCACCAGAAGCCTGCTGACTGTTAGCAATCAGTGCAGCCATCAAGGGTGTCGAGTTATAAAGCTGGACAACCAGCTTGGGAATAAAAGCCCTACGAGTAACGTAGGTCAACTCTGTAAATTGAGATGACCCTGTTGCTGGTAGGATGCCGCCGCCAATAGCCATAAGGCCTCCTATTTACAGATTAAAAAAACAATACCCTCTTACAACCCAATAGGCCTGCTAGGTTTCCGCAGGTCATTGAGAGCCTTTGCCGCTTCATTACGAGCTGCTGCTGCGGGATTCTTCCAGTAACTTGCTAAATCAAACTGCTTGACAGCTGAAGGGTTGTAACCAGAAGAAGTCGGCACAGCGGCCTGCTTCATCCAAGCGTGATATTCCGCTGCTGTCTCGTGGTTGTTGATGCCACGCTCCAGCATAATTTTTTCGACTTCAGCAATCTCGTCTTCAGAAGAAATCTTGCCCTTTTTCAAAAGATTTTGTCTACGCTTGTTAAGTTCTTCAACAGCGTCCCGCTCACGTAGCTTGGCTTCTAGTTGCTGCACACGCTCTTCAGACCTGCTGACAGCTTTGTGTGTGTAGTCTTCCATATCCAATTCTGGAATAGGCAAGTCAGGCTTGACTCTTTTGGTCATCCGCAAAAATTCTTTGCGAGTGTTTGGGTTTTCAGCAAGTGTTTGAGCCAGCGCAGCCAACTCGTCACGAGCTTCTAAGGACAGATTTTCTAAAGACATGATTACCCTCTAGTCTTGGTTAAATAACTTTTTTGCCGTCACCAGGCTTCTGGACAGCCATGCCAGTTTTGCCAACCTTGTTAGAGGCCGACAAACCGCCAAGCTGAGAAAAGCGAGGTGTATTGGTTACAACACCGTGCTGCTGATTGTTATCAGTAGGACGGCGAGGGGCTGCTGCGCCACGGGGTTTGAACAAATCCATGATGTTTCCTTACATTGGGGATGGTGAAGGTGCGCCACCTTGCGGAGGCATACCAGGAATCGGCGCTTGTGCCATCGCTCTTCCTTCAGGCGTTGCGCCACCTGCCTGTGGAAGCGTCTGTAGCATCTGAAGTATCTCAGATTGCTGCAATTCGTTGGTTTTGCTCTTTCTTGGACCCATCAAACCTGTCAGTTGACGGATAGCAGCCAGTGCCTTCTGTCCTTCTACGGATTCAGAGCCAAGAGCAGGCAAGGATTGTTCCAGCAAATCCATTGCCATGCCAATGTTAATCATGGCAGCTTCTTTTGTACCCATTTTGGGTTCGGGAGTGGACATGGGAGAAGCCATTGGAGGAGCTTCTGCCTCTGACATACCGCCTGTGTCTGCCATGCTTGGCATATTGACAGAAGATGGATCGCCGCCACCCGCACTGCGGGAGCCTTTCATCAATTCCATCAACTTATCGGCAGGTACACTCATAACCACTCCTTTTCGGCGTTTGTAAACACTTACAAACATCTTGTCAATAGGTGGGGTGAGTTTATGTCAGCACCCCATGACAAACCCTTACGGATTACTTGCGGCTTTTACGGCCTTTGCGAGCTTTACGCATGGTCTTCTCCAGGTTAGAGGCGGCGACCTTTTGGTTAGGGGAAGGAAGCCACACCCCTTTTCCCTTGCGGGGGAAACCTATTAACGGCGGGTCTTGCGACTACGCTTCATTTTGCGTCCGTACATGGCAGCTCCTTAGTGGGTTTAACGGCGGTTGTAGTCACGTTGACTACGCCCAGAAGTGTTTTTAATCCCTGTCTGACGGTAAGTCAAGCTAGGCATTTGTTCACCACGCTTTAATGAGCCAGTGGTTACTTTCGGTTGGTCAGCACGAGGCTGTACTTGTTGCGTTGCCATCACTCTTCTCCTTTTGGTTCAGGTTTTTGCTGCGCTTGTGGAGCCTGTGGTTGCTGTTGTTGCTGTTGCTTCTCTTCCATCTTTTTCAGACGGTCTTTCAGCAGCTGCTTCATAGGTGGGTCCAGCATATCCAGCAAAGATTCCTTGTCAATGACACCTGCTTTGAACAAATTAAAGGCAAGTGTACGCTGGTCTTCTGTAAAGATGGGTGAATTGGAGTGAGCGTCCACTTTCACCACAAAATCACTTGTAAATTGCTCTGCAATAAACGGAACACCGTTGATGTCTTTGAAATGCGTGTTGTTGTAAGACTGCATACACTTCAAATACAAAGTTGCGAGCTTTTCTAGGCTGTCTTCTATTATCAGCGCCCGTTTTTTGGCTCTGCTAGACCCTAAACGTGCAAGTTGGCTGGCGTGACCGCTGCTACGCACCCCTTGTTCGCCTCTGCCTTGCAAAACGCTAACAATTCCTGACGCTTCTTCAAACATCAAGTCGATTTCACCTATTTCACGAAACAAATCTGGTGGAATTTGTGGGGCTAACTTCTCTACTTTTGCGCTTGGCATGTCGGTTGCCAGCAAGCCACCCGCCCTGTTAAGGGCAAAATTCTTCTCATCCATGATGCCTGTAAAGCCAATCAACGCTGTAGGCGGTGAAACTTGCTTACTTAGCAGGTCCAAAATCTCTGCCATACGCTTGTTGCGTAGCTGTTGCAGGAAAATTAGACGTTGTACTTCTGACATACCCCAGAAGTAGTCGTACAGAGGGTTAGGGCATATCTGTACAAATGGGCACTCGCCCTTTAGAAATACAGTTTCGCCTGGTCTATCGTAAATAATGACATCTGGGTCTGCTTTGGTAACGACTTGATAGTCATTGGTGTCGTCATTCCACACCCACAACTCAGTCATTTCTACCGTATCTTCCGCAACCGTGGCCTTGTAGCGGTTCATGCCTGCAAGGTCGAGGTTCACGTTACCGTACATCGTGGGATTAGATTGGCTCAAAATGATGCGCTCAATCCCGTTGGCTATCTCTGTACGCTCGTGCTGGGTACTCTCGACCCGTTTGACAATGGCTTCACGATTAGGATGACTGTACAAACGGTTGTACAACTCAGATTTGGTGATGTAGTACGTTTGTACAAACGCTTCTTGGCGGTCCAGATAAGGCGTGTCTTCCCGTAACACCCCCATCGTGGCTGGCTCTACCATGTAAGGGTGAATGCCTTTGTTGATAACCAGCTTGATAAATGTGCTGTTGTAATCCAGCGCCCATGTCACGGCGGTGGAGAACACCTGGTCAGCGTTGCTGCTCAACCACTCGTCATTAAGCGCACGGGTCAGTGAAGGAATCTTGTTGTGTTCCTCTTGAGGAACGGCTGCACCCAAATCAATACTGAACCTTGTGGTTTCTGCTGAATAGAGAAACGAGTGCAGCTGGTCAAAGTGAGGGAAAATCTTGTTGAACAAAGC